TTTGAAACACTATTTATTGTTTTATCAAAAGTATTTAGGAAATCTGAGGGTTTAGACTCCATTTCCTTGAAAATAGTATCAACAGCATCCTTCATCTTAGGGGATAGTTTCTTATATTCCCTAGACTTTTTATGCTCATCCTTTTCTGGTAATTCCTGTTGGAATTGAGAAATGGTTTTACTCACTATCTTCTTCTACCTCTGGAATGTGTTGCGTTACAAATGTTTTCGCAACGTCTTTTCTTTTTGTTTCCAAAGCATCACCTACTTTTGCAGAAAGAGCTGCATTAAAGTGTGTTTCTGCTGAGAGATTATCTCCATCTCCAATCGAGTCAACAAAATCTCTTACATTATTTTCCATTATTTATCTCCTTTTGAGGGATCGTTGTGAGCAAACATACCATCATCTTCTGGCGCACCCATTTCACCACCCTCTTCATCTTTTATTTGGTCTTCAATTTCTTCAATCTCATGTTCAGTCATTCTTAGTATATTCTTTCGTACATACTCTTTAGAAAAATATGTTCCAACATAAGACTCAATCTGTCCTAACATATCCAAACGATTCTGTAGAAGTTCTGCATTCTTGAGCTCAGTGAAGTGTCCGTCTGCAAGGAAGTCGAACTGGATATGTTCCTTCATTGTATCCCATTCTTCAACTGCAATAACACCCTTCAACACTAGTTGTGTTTTCAACATGTCTGCAAAAAGATTAGCAAACTTCTTACGAAGTCTTTGTACAAACTTTGTAAATTTTAGTTCATCTCTTGTAATGTTATCAGAACGTCCTATAGAAAATCCTGATTCTTCTGCAAGTCTTGATACTGGTACATTGAGTGAACGATATAGTTTTTTCTGAAAGTACTGAATGTCATCAATCTCACCAAGGTTTGAACCGCCAGGCAAGGTTGTAATTTCTGTACCTCTACCACCTTCTCTACGAGGTAGCCAGAAATCTTCTAACATTGACATGTGGTTTCTATCGTCACGAATTTCACCAGTTCGTGCATCATACACCAACTTGTTACGATAACGATTCATCACATCTTTTAGATATGCTTCTGCCTTCATCTTAGGCAAGTTACCAACATCAATATAGAAAATACGTCTTTCAGGCGCACGAGAGATACGATAGATAACCAACGCATCTTCAATCATACGCAACTGATTGACAGGTTTAATAGCTTTGTTTAAATGAGAAAGGACTGTTCCTTTGTGCATATCCACCAAACCAGATGGACAATAAGAAATTGCATCAGCAGTAATCTTTACACCAGTAGATGTTCCTGTGTTTTGATCAGCACCCTTTTCATTATAGAGATAAAAATCCTCTATGTTCTTTACCATATCCAAACCAGTTTTTGGATCTTTTTCTTTTCTTTGTTCTCTGACCTTCTTAATCTTGCGAGGGTCAATAAACCTTACTTCCTTAATTCCTTTGCGAGGCATTTTCGTATCAATAATTTTATGATAATATACTCTACCATCAACATACCATCTTCTAAAAATGTCATGTCCTTTTGCATTGAAATCAAGCAAACGCAAAACTTCATCAAACTCATCTCTAATTTTAGATTTGATGTTTGGTGAAAGTTTTAAATTGTCTAGAGAAATTGATACAGATTGATCTCTTTCATCAGAGACAATCGCTTCATTTACAATATCTTCAATTGCACTATCGCATTCTGCTTGTTGTGCAATATCACGATATCTACGAATTAAGTCTAGTTCGTTTTTGTCACGGCCGTCCATATCAAGGATGGATGCATAATGTCCACCACCTGATACAATATCCATTGTACCGTCATCAGTAGAAGGAGCAGTGAAACCATCACTACCCCCACTCTGATTCGCCCTTGTGATTCTGAAACCAAATAGTTCCGCCATACTATAGTTCTCCTAATTTTACCCAACTATTTAGTCGGTTTGTAAAACTAGATTATACGTTACTAGCGGAGAAACTTGTGTATCTCCAAGTTACATCAAATGATTCAATATCACTTACAGTGTCATATGACAATTCGATTGGTGCAACTACAGTTGGCCAACAGTTTTTAAGAATGTATGATTTTAGAATTCTATCATCCCTATCCAACTGTTGTACAGTCAACTGTGAAGAATAATCTGAAACACTTACGAGTCCAGTATTTTCATCCAGATCGTTGATACCATTCATCCAACGCTCAATTGCATTACGAACCATGAAATCAGTATCATTGATAACTGTTGTTGTCCAAGTTTCAAAAGTTCTGTCACCAGCGAGGAACAATTGGCGTCCTCTAAAGTTAACAGTTACTTCTGGGATTGTCTGTCCAGGCAACGAAGTTGCCTTAACCAAATATTGTGTTCTTACAGTGTCCAAACCTGTTGCAATTCCTGATGGTGTGGACATGATAACCCTATATTGGTTAGCCCTTGCACCACCGCCGATAAGGTTTGATTTAAAATCGTCAATACTAGCCATTTAATTATCCCCCTACCTCTGAAAATGCAACCCCAGTTCTCACTGCGATAAAGTTTAGTTGAATAAAGTTAATTGATCTAGATGGTTTGATGAAGATATCTCCAACAAATTCATTTCTATCAATTACTTCACCTGTGTTATTTGTTCCATCTGCAACAACCTTGAAGTCGGTAATACCTCTTCTACCTTGTACATCTCTTAGGAATGGTTCAACAAGATTTTTGAATTGTGCTTGAGTAAACGCATCGTTAATTTCAAAGAGTTGAAACTTAGCAGCAGTTGCAATTGCCTTTTCAAGAACAAGGAACAATCTACGGACGTTAATCCTATCGAATGCACTTGGTCTAGACAATGCAGTTTTATCACCGAAGAGAACAGTACCTTGGCCTGGGAATGTGCAAACAGGGTTTACACGAGCAGGATAAAGGATATCTCTTTCTGCTTTTGTTGGGTTGTATGCAAGTTTCACTGAACCACGAATTTGTCCTCTGTTGTAACCAGCTGGTGAGAACCAAGGGTCAGCAACATTGTCTGCATTCGCACACAGTCCAGCGGTATCACCGTTTAGTGGAACATACCGATATACATCGTTGTATTTGTCGTACATATACTTGTACCCACTATCGAATACTGCATATGAAGAACTTGCAAGAAGGTCAAAGAAACCTTTGACGTTTGATGTTTGTGCGGCACCTGTTGTGACACCTACAACATCAGCTGATCTTGGTGAAATAAATGCAACGCAATCTTTTCTTTTCTCTGCGAGGTCGATTAGATTAGTTGCGTGTGTTACACCACCAGTACCAGCAGGAGATTGTCCACCGATAATTAAGTTAACATCTACTGTGTCTGCATCACTAAATTTTTCGTATGCAACATCCAGTTCACCTACAGTAGGCGCAAGTGGATTTGCAGTACCGTCTGCACCACCACCAAGAGCATCATTAATGATACCAGCTTTACCAGCTGTTGATGCGAATGTAGTACCAGAGGCTGGATTTGATCCAGCGTTACTTAGTGTTGAATGGTGATCCAACCAACGTACAAATTCTGAACCTAAGTTAACTACGTTTGCATAGAAGTTGCTGTTACCTTGTGGTGTTCTTGCATCTCCTGCTTGAGAAACAAATGGGAAAGTTTCAAGTACTGAATTTCCTCTTTGTCCAGCAAGGTCGTTATCGAAACCACTGATACCACCAGTTTTATCAAATACTACGACATGCATCTCGTCTGCGACAAGTCCTCTGTCGGCAGCATAAGTTGATGTGCCTGGCGCAGCATCAAACAAGTCATAGAATCTCCAACGTCTGCGAACATTAGTTGCCGCAGTCAAGGCAGATTTAAGTCCACCACCATTAGGATTATCTAGTTGTCTAATTGTTAAGTTGTCAGTTGAAATTGCAGTAACTTCATACTGTTGTCCGTCTGCTTCTTGAAAGAATACAATGTCACCAACATTGAATGCAGCACCACCGTCACCAGCAGAACCACCACCGTTGTCAACACCGACAGTTGTTGCACCAGCAGCTGGTGTACCTGTTGTTACACCTAGTGTACCAGCAGAACCAGCAAAGTTTTGTTCAAACCCTGTTGCGTTTGCACATATTGATGTTCCTAGAGCATTACCGTAAGCGCCTGGGAATTTAGCTGCCCAGTTTCCTACAGAAGCTTGCCCACCAGCATAATTTGCATCGTAAACATCATCGTTATTAATTTGCAATCCAGCACCGTTTGCTGTTGCGTTTTTAGATCCTGCCATGTTGGCACGAACTACACGCAAAGCATTACTGTATTGCAAGAAGTTGGCGCTTGAAAACCATGTTTCATAGTTGTCAGAAGTTGGTTTACCAAAAATACTTACCAGCTCTTGCTCCGAACCAATTGAAACGACTTCATCTACTGGGCCTTGTGTAAAGTGTCCAGCGAGCGCTCCGATTGATGTTGCAACAGCAGGCACAACATTGGTAAGATCAACTTCCTTGACTAATACGCCAGGGGATACTTGAAATGCCATCCTGTTTTCTCCTTTATGGATTTATCATTATTAAGTTTTCCAAACTTACACGAATATTTATAAAAAACCTTCTCTTCATTTATTTTTTATAGGTTTTGCGGCACATAAATAATTATATGTCAGAGCACTATCAGAAATACAAAGAAACCATAAAAAAGGTTTCCCAACGCAATTATAGAGCTAGAAAGATATGGGTCAACCAATATCTATCCAATAAAGTCTGTAATTACTGTGGGGAATCTGAAACCGCATGTCTCCAATTTTATCCCTATGAAGGGAAAATACGAAATCTTACTAAAAGAAAGGGGTTAAATGAAAAATCTAGAACTGAAGTTGTAGATCTAATCAATGAGTCTAAAGTTGTGTGTGCAAACTGTTTCTTAAAGTTAGATAACGATATTATTGATATTATGTAGGTATTTGGTGTTTTCTACCAATCTGAATCGTGACTACGAACTACTGGACTCCACCTTTGTCCATATTCATCAATAACAGCCTCACCATAATCATTTACTCCATCTACAATAAATCCAAATGGAGCCATATCTTGTTCTAGTTGATTTTGTTGTTCTAAGTACATTCTAGCACGAATGTCATCGTCTGTCAACTCTTTAAAATAAGTTTGTTGAACTAACCAACCAAATAACACACAACACATTGCAAGGTCATCACAATGTCCTTCCTCAGCCTCATAGGATTGTCCTTTAAGTATAAATGTAGAAAATTCATTTATTAGTTCATAATCTTGTATAATTAGTTTATCAGTCTCAATAATTTGTTTGAGATTTGAACATCCCATCTTTTTTACTGCTTTAGTTGTTCTTACCCCCAACTGTGCTTTTCCTCCTGAGAACCCACCGCCAACGACTTGGCCTGCACGACCACGCATTGAAGCCATAATAAGGTTCTCATACTCCAAGTCAAACTGTAGAGCAGAAGCAACTTGTTCACCTATATCATTTACCTCTATCATAGTATATGCAAGGTTATATGCAGTAGCAACCTCATGGATTATGTTAGGAAATAGTAAAGGTTTTATTTGATTATTACGATATTTTGCAACTATTTTATAGGGAACAGTTGTTACATCAAATACAATAAACGCAGAGTAATCGTTGTTTGTTCCTCTTGACACATCAGCGATTAGTGTATATGTATGTTTTTCTTTTGGATTTTCATAAACATCCAACCCAGCGTTTGACTTGATGGGATTGTGAAATGCCATCGTCTTAATCTTTGCAGCTGCAATGAGTGTATTAGAAGAACCAAGAAACTCACAATCAAACTCTCTTCTAAACTGTTCTTCTGAAGTGTTTGCAATTGTTTCTGTTCGCCACTTCTCATCCCTGCCTGGCACTTGACTCCAGTGAACATCTATGATATTGTATGAGTTACGTTTATTCTCTGCATCTACCCAAAGTTTGTAAAACAAGTTCATACCGTTAGGTGTTGATACAATAATAACCTTTGTAGACTTACCAGATGAAATTGTAGGATAAACAGAACTAAAGAAGTCCTCTGCAACATTAGTAGGAACGAATGCAAATTCGTCCAAGAATATCATGTTGTAAGAACCACCACGAACTGCACTTGAAGATGTTGATGAAGCAACTACCCTACTACCATTCTCTAAATCTACAGAACCTTTGTTCCAAGAAACAACTCCCTGTTGTAACCACTTAGGAAGATTCTCGTATGCAAGTTGTAGTCTACCAAGAATATCTCGTGCAGTTGCAGCCTTGTTAGCAAGGATTGCAACATTCATATTATCATTGAAAAGAACGTAGTGAAGAATGTAAGATACCATAGTCGTGGATTTACCAGACTGTCGTGGCATCTTACATATTGTGAATCTATCATTATGAATTGTATCTACGATATCTTCTTGGAAGTCATACATTTCAAAAGGAACAAGTCCTTCATCAAGAGATACAATTTTAATGTAATTTTTAATAAAGTATATGGGGTTTTCCATACACTTTTGATATTCTAAAATATTCTCTTTTGTCCAGTTTACTGGAACATTAGATTTTTTTAGTAGTGGGTTTCCAAGATAGTGCTCATAATTTGACATTAATTTTATTCAGACTGAGGTGCATTGTCCTCTTGAAATTTTTTAAATGCGTCTTTAACTTCTTGTGTATGAAACTGTGCCACCAATGCTTTCACATCTGCACTTTCAGCAGATGAATCATCGTCTGGTGAAACAACATGTCTATGAAAAGAACGTGAAAGTTCTACTCCATCTTCTTCAATTATTGTAGCTGTTCTGACTTGAATGAATTTAAATTCGCCTGCAACCTCAATTTTATCTTGTTCTGTACGTTTTGTAATCGCCATTATTTTTCTCCTTTGATCCGCCCCTAGAATCCACTAGAGGTATAAAGTTATTTATGCATTAGTAACATATGTTGCGTAACCAGTAAATCCAGTATTATTATTTAAATCACTTGTGTTTAAATATGCAGTACTAGTGCTGTCCAAATATGTAACCCAACCTACAGTAGATGTACTACCCATCTCCAGAGCAAGATTATCACGAGCAGTGCCTAAGTTCCAAATATAATGAAACACGCCAGTTCCAGAATTTGAACCAGTATGAGGATAGGGCCATCCACCAATGAAAGTATAGTTTCCAGATATATTTCCCTTTGCAGTAAGTCTTACATAATATGTTGCGTGAATAATCCTACCTATTCTAGTGTAAAAACCACTTGCAAATTGATATGTTTGAGTACTACCACCACTATAACCAGTTATTGTTGGAGTCCATGTGCCTTCTTCATAATGGTCTAAAACTTCATGTGTTGTGGTAGCCCCAGTTGTAGTTGATCCAGCATTAGCACTAAAGTTTACACCACCAGACAAATATATATCTTTGAATCTTCCAGATGCAAAGCCTAAGTCCACTGCATCATCAGCTGCAGCTCCATTTTTAAATGGAGTAAGACCATTTGTATCGAACCTTACACCAGATTTATTACCAGAACTTTGGACTAGTAAGTTAGTACTGTCAATTTTTACTTGACCTTCAGTGCTACTTGACCCTTGTAGTTTTATATCATTACCATTTGATACGGTAACACCAGCAACTTCACTACTTATGTTAACACTACCAGAACCACTTCTTGTTCGTATTTGGTCTACTTTTAATATTGACATATTTTTATCCTAAACTGCTTGCGTCATCTCTTGCTTTGCGATTTTTATAATCACTTCTGGAGAGTATGAGTTTTACAAAATCTGCTTGATTTGATGGAATTGGATCAGTGAAAGATTCATCATTCATCAACTTTGCTGTCCACTCTTGTTGCATACGTTTCCAAGAGTTGTTTATTTTACCATCTACTGCACCTTGTATCCATGCATCTAGACCAGCATTGTCTGTATCATTATGCAAGTCGTTAGATAGTATTTGTTGTTGTACATCCGTTAATGTAATTGTTTTCGTATGATTTGCCATTTTTATCTCCTTTATGATAGGGTTTTTTCACCCATAGCTATGCAAGTAAACATCCACTAAAAGTGCAAGTAGTTGCGTTTAGGTCAGATTGTGATGTACCACCAGCTTGGTAAATCTGGACAAAAGCAGTATCGTTTGCATCCATATCACAAATACATATTGCATCCAAACTTTTATAATCTGGATCAGCACTTAAACCACCAAAATCGTCAGTACAATAGTGAATTCTGTTGGATGTTTTCATTTTTAACTGATAATAACTAGTGGCAGTATCGGCAGCTTCTACCATTACATGACAAGTAAGTAAATATCTGCCTGTAACTGGAGCTGTAAAGGTATAGTTTGAAGTATTGAAGTCTGCATTTTGGTCAAAAATTTCACTATTAAATAATACAGTAACATCTGTATTAATTGCAATATTACTTTGTGCTGAAGATAGTTTAGCGAAAAACGCTGGTTGCGAAGGCATAGTTACATGACCATTTACATCTATGTTTAATCTATTAACTTGATTAGTAGCAATTGCGAAATCATTAACTGTAGTACCTTGTTTTATTTCTGGAGCAATACCAGTTACCGCTGGAAAAATAATTCTACTTGCTTCAGTAAGTCTAGCG